CGTCCCTACATGACGATAAACTGTAATTAATTTATATTTTAATTATTATCAAGAAACTTATTTTAATGAGTTCTATATTAATAATGAAGATTGACCTTATCGAGAAGAGGTCGATATATGAAAATCAACATATGATAAAATCAACGTAGATTTTATACTTCCCCTAGACGCTACAGATGAAGAAAAAGAAAATAGAGTAAAGCTACTTAAAAACTATTACTGATTTTAAATAATTAACCAACATGAAAACATTAATAATAAAATCTCCTTTCATCCCTTGATTATGTGACTATTGACGATGAAACTGATATGTAATCATACCTAAATGACACCCTTTACATTGAGTCCATTATAATGACATTGATGTAGACGTTCATTGATGACTTACTTATTCAGAAGAAATAACAGAAAGAAATTTACAATGTTTCCCTGATTTAACACAAGATGACGTTTGATGTTGGTTGGTGTGATTCGATACTTTACATCGATGAGATAATGAAGATAATCGACCCAAAGAAGCCGTACAAAAAGAGACGGACAGACTAAGAGATCAGATTTTATTATTATATCCTAATAAATAATGTACTTATGAACAGACTACACAGAAAAAGATATTGAAGAACAGATTAGACAATGAAAAGAGATATTACAATGAAAATCAGAAGAGGAAATCGAACTTATTAAAAACCAAATAAACGAAGAAAGAGATAGAATCAGTAAAATGATTACTAGTCTACAGAACCAAAAGAAAGCATGAGACGATTTATTAAAAATGATTGACTCAAAAACATTTTAAATCATAACTAAAAAGTCATGAAAAAAGATTATTATTGATATTACTGACGGAAAGAATGTTTTTTGCTTTTAATTAAAGACATCCAACTAGATAAAATACTAATCTATATCTGAGCTTTTTTAATATGATTATCTAGTGACTGGTTATGGTCGCTACTTGTACAATCAATATCACAAAAACTTATTCTTAAATCAGTCATACTTAACATAGTATTAAGTATATGCTGAATAATACAAATCTACTTTGTTGTAAAACAGAAACGGATCGAGGTCTGATTGAACATCTTAGCTTGAGCCTTATGAACTTATTTATCATTAATTTAAAAAACAATGTCACTAATAACACTTATCCTAATGTATTGAGTACCTTTATACATATCTCACAAACAAGCAGAAAAGAAATGACTATCAACAACCCAAGCAATAATCCGAACCCTATTGTTTTGATGGTTAGCAACTATCGTCTATTTATTAAAAGACAATAAGAACACAGTAAACGAATATGAAAAGGAGTTAAACGAATTACGAGAAATCGTAAATAACCAATTGTCAAAGAATAAAAAGAAAAAATAACATTGTAAATGCTTTAAAAATCATTATAAATAAGTAATTAGTTTACTTATTTTTTTAAATAAAAAGATGATAGAAAAAATAAAAATATCTGAGGTAAAAAGTAATCCAAAAAATCCAAGGATTATAAAAGATGAAAAATATAAAAAATTATTACAATCAATCCAAGATTTCCCTGAGATGTTAGAAAAAAGACCTCTTATTATTGATGAAAATAATGTTGTCTTATGATGAAACATGAGATTAAAGGCATTGAAAGAATTATGATATAAAGATGTTTATGTAATAAGAGCAGATAACCGAACACAAGATCAAAAAAATCAGTTTATAATAAAAGATAATGTTTGATTTTGAGAATGGAATCAAGTGATCATTTTAAATGAACGAGATGAAGAAAAATTATCAGAACGATGACTAGACAATTTAAATTTTGATGCATGAATATCACAAGATTTTGATAACTATGAAAATAAACAAAGAATATGAAATTCTGAAATAGATATAGATTTATTAGAAGATAATGCAAAAAGGGCAACTTGCCCAAAATGTAATCATTTATTTATAGTTTGATAATGAAATATCAACGAAATTTAAAAGATTTAGAAAAAGTAAAAAAAAACTGATATAAAGTATTTTCGTGTTTTTCTTGTTGATGATGATCTACTATGTGATATAAAAATGCTTGATATGATGTAATTGGTACTTGTGAAATAGACCCGCAAATGAATAAAGTTTATCAGCAAAACTTTTGAAAAAAAATAAACTATGAAGTCTGAATACAAGAGTTAATAAAATGAAAGATAGATTTATCAAAAGAATTATTTGGTATAGATATATTAGATTGATCACCACCATGTTCTAATTTTTCTACTGCTTGAACTAGGGAAAAAGGACGGTGAAAAAAGAAAAAATTTAGAGAATGACAAGCAGAGCAATCTTTATCAGATTTATTCTTTGATTTTTTGGATTTTGCTAATATTATAAAACCTAAAATTATTGTTGCAGAAAATGTAAAATGAATGTTGGTAGGCAATGCAAAATCCTATGTAAAAGAAATAGCTAAAAAGTTTAATGATATTTGATATAATATGCAGTTGTTTCTTTTAAATTGATCTACTATGTGATTGCCACAAGTAAGAGAAAGAGTATTTTTTATTGCGTATAGAAAAGATTTAAACTTGCAATCATTAAAATTAAATTTTAAAGCTGATCCAATATTTTATGAACAAATAGAAGAAACTAACCCTGATCCCAAGACATATAAGAATATATGAAAAGTTTGTACAGAACTATGGGAAAAATGTGAACCTGGTAAATCATTATCAAGTGTACATCCAAAATGATCTTTTTTTACGCATAAAAAAGTCCATCCAAAAAAAGTATTAAATACTGTGACAGCTTGATGAGGCGATAAAATGTACCATTATAAAGATAAAAGATCGCTTAGTTATTTAGAATATTCTTTGGCTTCCAGTTTTCCATTAGATTATAATTATCTTGATGTACTACCAACATATTTAATGGGAATGTCAGTACCACCTTTAATGATGTATAAGATATCAGAACAAATAAAAATACAATGGCTTGATAAGTTATAATAAAAATAAATAATTTTATAACTGTTTTACAACTGAATGGCAAATCCAATAAAAGATATGTGAGAAAAACACAATTCAAATTGATTTAAAAATAATCCACAAAACATAAATAGGAGTTGACAGCCTCGCAAGTGAATATCCCTTGTTAATTATGAATTACAGAAAGCAGGTTATGCCCCAGCAACTAAACAAGACATAGAAGCAAACTATATGTCTTTAATCCAATTGCCTTTGGATGAGTTAACAAAAATGTCAAAAGACGATAACAAACCAATGATGGTTAGGATTATTGCAAAAAATATGTTAAGTTGAAAATGATTTGATGTTATCGAAAGAATGTTAGATAGGTGAATTGGTAGATCAAAAGTATCTGTTGAACAGGAGATTGATTTAAAAAATAGTGGTGATGTTCAACACACTATCAATGTTGTTAAAATAGATGAAATACTTTGAAATCTATGATACTCCAAAAAGAGTTAGTAGTTTTCTTTTTTTTAATAAAAAACACAATGTCGAAAAAAAAAGGAGAAAAGAAACTAAACAATTATAGAAGTCCGATATGGCATTACACACTTGATGCCATTTTGTTATATATAAGAACCAAAGAAGAATGATATAATATAAAAAAAGACGAGTTAATTAATTTTCAACAGTTTGTTTCTTGACACTTAAACAATCGAGATACTTGATGAGATTCTAAATATGATGAGACTTGACCTGTTTCACAAAAGCCATTTGATGACTTTGAAAAAGATTTTAGTATGTTTGAAAAATAATGTCAGATATAAAAAAAGTATTGGACGTTATTCCTTATGCACGATGTGAATACTATTTTCAAGAAAATTTCTATTTACCTGTAGAGTATGAAAAAATACTTGACTGGATAGATAAATGAAAAAATCTTATATGGATAGGTTATAGATGATGTGCAAAGACTGCTTGTATACGTAAGATGATATGCAGACGAATAGCAACAAAAAAAAGGAAGCTTATTAGATGGACAAGCTACGAATGAGAAAAAGCCGGCGACAATATATCGTCAATATCAAACATGATTATATGAAGTCCTCAATCATTGTTTATTAAAGAGTATTGATCGTTATATGCTAGTGATGACAGTGTTTCAAAAGAGTTCAAGAAAAAGGAACAAAAAACGATGACATGATTTTCAACAAAAAACGGTGTAATAGTAAAAGCAAACAGTTTGAGAAAATCAGCAAGATGACTTTCTATATATCTATGAGATCAAACACTTAGACCAGATTGTGAAATATTAGATGATGTTGATGATGATGAGAACACAAAAAGTGTAACTCAAATAGACAAAAATTTTCAAAAAATAAACTCATCCATATTATGATGATCTACATGACAAGTGATATTCTTATGAAACGTTATACATGAAGATGGTGTTTGACCTAGAATGGTTGAAACATTCAAGAATGATCCTAACTATATGATTGTAAGAACAAAAATAATTAATGACGATTGAACACCACAACGACCAGAAAGATTTGTTTTGAGTGATGAGGAAGCAGAAGAGAAAAATAAAACTATATACGAACCTGAAAACCATATAGTATCAATCGAATCGTTAAAGAGAAAACCATATTTTATGTCTAACTATATGTTAGAGCCTATATTAGAATGAGATAGAATAATTGAAAAACACTGGTTAAAATATAAAAGGATACCTAAACACTGACAACAACTAAGGGTGATGAGTATAGATAACGCCGAATCTGAGAAAGTCGGGACTGCTAGGATATGAATAACTATATGTACAGTAGACACAATAAATCAGTTTATCCATTTCAATTATGCCATCTGATTAAAAGAGAAAGAAAAGAATCTAACCAATGTTTGAAACGTTATCAATAGCTTATATCATGAATATGATGTAAATACTCCGATACTTATAGAGAACGGTTGAGGTTGATTGAGTTTGAAAAACTATCTTGTGTCTGAATATAGTTTACCATGTAGTATGTTTAAAACCAAAATGGATAAAGCACAAAGATTAAGAACATGTTCACCATACATAGAATCCTGAGCAGTCTCGTTTGAGTTGTGAATAGATCCTGAATTAGAAAAAGAATTAACTACGTTTCCTAACTATATATATAAAGATTTGATGGACTCACTGACTGGCTCAGTCTTGGCATATAAAGATAAGATTACAAAAAAATCAGTTGCAGACTCATCGAAAATGAGTATATGAAGATCAAGCGTTTTCAACAAATATAACAATATTTAATTATTAACAATCTAAATGAAAGATAAATACAAATTATCAAAAAAAGATTTGATCGTAAAACTATGATCGTCTGGAACTAAGATTGTTGGTGGTAGAATATACGATGAGTATTCTGATCTATTAAAGAATAGACAAAAGAGATTCCAGACTTATACTAAGATGGATAATGACTCGTCTGTGTTTGTTATACGTGATAGTATTAATAAAGCAAAACAAACAGCTGAGGTTGTTTGTGTACCATATACAGAAAATAAAAAAAAGAAACCATCAAAAAGAGATCAACAGATTGCACAAATAATCGAAAAGAATCTTTTTGAAATGATAAACGACTGACGACATAGATTCCAAGAAAATATTACATTATATGTAAGAGATTGATTTAGTTTGTTTGAGTATCGATTTGAACAGAATCAAGACTGAAACCGATATATGCAACTTGAAAGAATATCGGCTGAGAGTATCGAAAAGCGAGAAACTCAAGATGGGAAACCATGAATCACTCAAATGTTGAAATATTCTAAAGCAAAAACTAATGAAGCCGATGTAAACGTTTGAAAAAATACTATATCTATACCAGCAGAAAAACTATTATTATTTAATATTAATGCTGAATGACAAAACTATGAATGAACTTCATTATATAGAAAAATAGTACGTGATCGGTATTTCAAAGATAAGTTTGAAACATTAGATTGAATATTCCAAGAGCGTTTCTGTGTTCCACCTGTAAAGGTAAAGATTCCAAGAGGTACAGCAGATAATAAACAAGAGCAGTATTTAGAGATTGCACAAAATCTATATTCGTCTGATCATTGAGCTGTTGTCGAACTATACGACGCCAACTTAGAATGAAACTGAGTGTTGCCAGTAGTGCAATATGAAGTCATGAAAAATGATTATGCTGATACTAGAATCGACGAAAGGATTAAAAGATATGATCAAAATATTAAAGATGTGTTTTATGCACAATTCTTATATCTATGAAAGTCTGAGAAGTGATCATATTGAATGGCTTGAGCGTCTAAAGATTTCTATATGCAGGCTATATCTAGTTTGCTTGAATATGATCTTGACATAATCAACCAATACATAATACCAAAAATCATGGTTATGAATTGATTTGATGTGAATAGACAACCTAGACTAGAATTTAGAAAACTTTGATTTGTTAATACTCCTCAGTTTTCTGATAATATAGATAAGTTAATGTCAGTAAAAGCAATCACTCCAACAATCGAAACAGAAAACTATATAAGAGAAGTTGTATGATTACCTAAAATAGAGGATGTTGATTATATAGAACCAACTTTAGATAATAACCCACAAGATCCAAATGCCTAAAAAAAGAAAAGAAGATAAAAATCTAAAGATCCATTCATGATTATTGTCATTCTCTGACACTGATAAATGACCATTAAAACAATGAGACATTATTGATGTGCAAGTTATGAAAATAGCTGAAACAGATCATCCTTATTATTGAAGATTATCAGTTGATCAAACAACTTTTGACAACGTTATTAGTAACTTCAATAACAAAGTGTATCCAAATGATATACCTATTAATATTTGACATGATATGTCATCTAAAGCACAATGACGAGTAAATAATATATTCCAAAGATGAGATTGATTATTTGCGTCTATTGAATTGACTGAGGATTGAGCAGAAAACTTGAATGGGAAACATTACAAATATTTCTCTATTGAGATATATGATGTATATGAATCACAAACAACTAAGAAACTTTATAAAGATGTAGTTATCTGAGGTGCGTTCACTAACTATCCATACTATACTGGTATGAAGAAAATAGTGGCTAGCACTCCAGATACTCAACATATATTTACTTCCGAAAAAGATATGAACAAACTAAAAGATCTATTAGAGAAAGGAAAACTAGACTTCTCTGAAAAAATCCAGTTAGCTAAAATCTTTTCTGAATTAACAGAAGAGGAACAAGAAGCTAACAAAGAAGCTGTTGAAGCTATATTGGAACCGGTTGCAGAAGCTACAGAGGAAACTCCTGAATGAGAAGAACCTAAGGCTGATGTGATTGAGGAACCAACAGCTCCAGCAACTGAAACACCTGAGCAGTTCTCTAATCCTGAACTTGAAGCGTTGAAACTTGAAGTTGCAACTTTAAAAAAGGAGAAAAGATTCGCAGAAGTTAAAGAAAGATTTAGTAAATTTGCATTAGAAGCTAATCAAATAGAAACTTTTGCTAACTTAAGTGAAGATCAAGAAACTGTTGTATTATCTTTATTAGAGAAATATTCTCAAATTAAGGATGTAATGGGTAAAAAACAAATCCATAATTGATTCACTCCAGCAAATGAAAGCAAAGAGTTGACCGATTCTGAATTTGCAAGCAAGGTAAAAGAATACTCTACAACTAATAATGTTGATATGAGTAAGGCTTTAAAAGAAGTATCTAAACAATACACGCTTTTAAGAAAATAGATTTAACATTTTATAAACAAACAAATGACTATTAACCAACAATTTTTACACAATAACGTTGCACCTTGTTTTAGAGTTAAACAAGACATCGAAAGATTTATTGCTGTAAATACAACTAATGTTGAATGAGAAATTGATGTAACTGTTGCTAACTCTCCTGTATTGTTATGAACTACAGAAGAAGCAAGACCACTTTGAGAAGTAGCAAGATTGAATATTTTGACATTCTTTCTATGAATTGCTAGTGAAGCTATGACTGTTGGAGCTTATGTAAAAACAACTGCTACTGGTAAGTTTGCACTTGCTGTAAGTGGTGATAATGCTGTTGCTAAAGTTTCTAAAGAAGCTACTGCGGCTGATCAAATCATCGCTTTTGAAAAGATCTCTACAATTGTTCTTCCTTAATTTATTTAATCAAAAAAATTAAAAATGAGTAAAATGAAATTTATGTGATCTTGAGTTAACGCTAAACAATTCTCAAGTGAATTTAAAGACGCTTACACAAGCGAAACATTAACAGATCAATATAATGCTGTTAAAAACGATGAATCAAGATACGTTTGGAATAAAATATTTAATATCAAGAACGTTGCTAAGAAAGAAGGTAAAATCTACTCTCTTGGAAAACAAGGTATGCAAATAGTTGATTCTCAAATATCTTCTAAAGGTTGATTACACAAGATTGACTTTGATGTAAAATCAAGAGATATGTTCAGACTACAAGACTATGGATTCTATGCAGATGTTTATACTGATGAAGTATTAAATCCTGACGCTCCAGTAGACGCAGAAAGAGATAAGCTATTGCTTTTGAGATCTATTCATAACCTTACTAAAGAAAATCAAGCATTGTCTTTGGCTATGGATCCTGCGAATAATCCTAACAATATCGCTCTTGCTCCAGCTGATCAATTCAGTAATCCTACTTCTGATCCTTACGCTGTTTTCAATACAATTAGAAACACTGTAAGAACTGCTAGTGGAATGATACCAAACAAGATCGTAATGACTCAAGATATTATGTACGCTCTTACTGTTCATCCTAAGATTCTTGAAAGATATAAATACACTGTAACTTTGACTGATACTCAAATGAGAGAAATTCTTATGAGAGAGTTCGGATTTACAGAAATACACGTTGTAGAATCTATGGTACGAAGTGGAGACGCTGACGTAGACGGTGGAACTATGGCTGAAATTATCGAAAATAAGATGTTAGTATTCTATTCATCTACTGAAGAATTCTTGATGCCTTTATCTTTCGGTACTGTATACACAAGATCAATAGATAATGTACGAACTGTACAACCAGACGCAAGAACTCAAAGAGTTGAAAGAATAGCAAGCACTGTATGAGTAGACGCTGAATATCAATTTGTTATCTCTAATGCTGACGCAGGTCTTTTGATTACTGACGTATTGGCTTAATCTTTAATTATTTAACTATATAATCTATGATTTTATCAAGAAATGTGCTTGTAGGTAGAACAATCTATAAAGCTTGAACTGAGATAAGTGAATCGCATGAACATTATGAAGAGTTAGAACTATTCTTGACTACTAAGGTTGTGAAATCTGAAAAGACTTCTACACAAAAGACGTTAAAGGTTGAAACTAAAGCTGAAAATGTTTCTAAAAAAGCAGACGCTAAAACTGACAAAAAAAATGTAAAAGCAGACGCTAAAACTGATGTTGCTGATACTATTATTGACTAATTTATTTTACTATAATCATAATGATAACAACTCCACTTGTTTCGGTAGAAGATGTAAGAAGTATGGCAAAACTGGAATGATCTATTCCTTTGTTGCAAGAAATACAGGCTATATTATTTCAAGTGGATTGATTATTATGGTCTTATATATGAAATAGATATATAGTGGATAATTTCACAGAGGATAACCTTGTGTGAACGGATCAAAAAACTTTAGAACTATTAAAATCTATTACTTTACAAGCTTCGGTTTGAAGACTATTAATGTCTTCTTACTGAATCCAAATGCTGAAAGAAGATATGAATGCTAACTATTTGTATCAAACTCAAGTAGATATTATGGAACAGATCTGAAAATGAACTATTAGATTATTAGATACTAATAATAAAGAGTTTCCTTTGGTGCCATTGCCTAATAGATCTATTGATTCGGTTAAAAGCTCTTTTGGATGTCGTGGTAGAAGATCATTTACTGAATGACAACAACGATAATGGAACAACAACTTATTTCATATCTTGCTGAATACTTCAGAACAGCGATCTCTAATGCTCCTAGCGACGCACCAATAAAGTGAATAGGGAAAGTTTATGAAGAGTTACCAACTCTTTTTCAAGATACTAATATGGATTTTTTGAGTTTTGAAGTCGAACGTGTACAATATACACCGTTAGATTACGATATGATCCAATCAGTAACTTCTATATCAATATATTTACATCAATACAATAAGAAGTGATACCCAACAGCCGACTGAAATTTCAACAGCGTTTACGTGAAAAAAAGAGCTAAAGAGATCCTAACTTGACGTTCAAAATGTCCTGTCGACCCCTATAGTATATATAATCTTATATATGATCTGGTTAATCCATCAAAATGTAAGAGTTGAAACGTTCAGGATGGTAATTGTGTATTGTCTAATAAATTATTTATTGATAGTATAGATTATTGAGTATCACAAGCAGTCTTTGAGGCTTGAAACTATGTATGTCGTATAAATTTGACCTCATTTAATTGAGCAGTCAAAACAATATGAATATAGATAAGTTTAGTAAGTCCTTAAATAAGGCTGTGAAAGTTATAATACAACGTACTGCTGAGGCTGTAGATCAAGCAAATAGTTATAAATTATGAACTATTAAAGATCTCTCCCCTGTAGATAAATGAAACTATATAAAATCTAATAAGCTTAAAAAAGCCATAATAGAAGATTATACAGTTACATGATGAGTATATAATGATGGGAAAATCACTGATCCAAACAAAGTAGAATCCTGACGAAGAAAAAAGAAAGTAAACCGACATAAATGACCCCCTAGAAACCAAACCACTAGATATTATGTTTGACAAGGTGCAAAAGTTTATGAACAAGCAACAAAAGATATAAAACCAATAAAAGACATAATCAAAAGAGTGTTGTCTAAAATATAATTTATCCTTTTAACGATAAATGGCTAAAAAACAAATAGACTCTATTGAGTCAAACAATACAGAATCAGAAACATCAGTTGAAAATAGATTATGGCGATTTGCCAACGTTCATCATGATGGTGATAAAACTTATATTCCGTGAGTTGCTTATGAGCTTACAGAAGAACAAGTAAAAGCCTACAGAAGAATAGTTTGGATATGTTGTCAATGACCTATTGAATCAGTCTGATCAAAGTCTGATTGTGGTTGTTAAAAAAAGATTTAAATCTTATAAAAATAAATGAGTAATTTAATTAAACCTACGGTCTTTGTACGTCCATGACAAGCGTGAATAGTTGAAATGGCTACATACTCACCAGCTTTGACAGTACCAAATTGAAGTAATATAGGGCTTGTTAAAACAGCACTAGAAGCTTTAACTTGGACTGAAATTGGGAACTTCCAAGAGTTCACAATAACTGGAGTAAAAGACAACGAACAAGAATACTTATCTGACAAATGTAATGTTTGATCTATTGCAAGAACTTTCTCTGAAAGAGAAGACGTTTCTTTCAACTGGATAGATGCGGCGAATATTGATATTTATGATAAATTTATGAATTTCTATTTTGAAACAACAGCAACAACTAAAACTGTTTCTAAGGTGTTCCAAGATTACGAAGCTAAATTTATTGTATTAAGATTTACTGTATGTGATCTACCATGATACGATATTACTTATGCAGAAGACTTGACTAAAAAGCTTGTCGATACGCATTATATAGCTAAAACTTCACTAACAAGTGAATTTGCTAAAAGATATTATGCTTTGTGAAATCAACAAACTGCTGAATTTCCAACTATGGAATTTACATGAGAAAAATGATGATTCTATGTATTTGATAGAGAAGAATTGCCAGCTTAATATTGCAGACTCACAAAAAACAAATATAAAGAGTATAGATTTAATCTATACTTTTTTTAATGTTTAAATATTCGATCAAGACAAGCCATTGATTATTGGTATTAGAATATGAACAAGCTTCTATGAGAGAGTCAGAAGATTTTTTTGATAGTTTAGAAATAGGCGAAAAAACGTCAAAAATACTACAAAAAGAGCTTAAAAAGTGTAAAAAAACATATAAACCACGATATAAAAGCCATTTTATTTATAAAGAGGTTGAAAAAAACGTTGAAGAGGTATTAAAAAACATTGTAAGCACAAGACATAGACAACATAAAAGCATATATAATTACTGAGGTGGTGTTGGTGAGTGATCACCTTTTGATAAATATATTCCTAAAGATATTATTGCCGTTATGGTAGCGAAAGAAGCTAATATTCCTTTCAATGAGCTTAAAGACAAGTTAAATATGGAGGAGTACTGACAGATTATAGACGCCATATTATATAATTATAATGCTCAATATTCTGAATGACAATCAAGAAACAAGAAAGCCACACTTGCAAAATATCAAGAAGAAAACAAAGAAGAGCTTGAAAAGAACGCAACACAATGACGTGAATTATTGAAAAACATAAGATCATGAAAAATCAAAACTAAATCAATTTATTCAGGTACAGAATATCCATGAAAATAGAAAACATTGAATCAGATATAGTTATTAAACTAGATACGAGCAGTCTTAAAAAAGCTGTAAAAGATTTAGAAAAACAAGTTGATGGACTTGTTAAAGATATTGAAATAAAGGTTGCTAAAATAGATCCTTCTGAGGTTAGTAGAGTTTTAAATAATGTTGAAAAAGAATTACAAAGATCTAAACCAGTCATTAAACCTACTTTAGATTTAAGCGAAGAAAGAGCCGAGTTTGCTAAAATCCAACAAACAGCGAGGGACACTTGAAAGGTAATTGATCAGGAGTTAAAAAGTACCTTGGAAATAGATGTTGCAAAAGCTACATTAGTTTTAAAACAGATTAGACAAGAGATAACTAAAACGACTGATAAAGATCAGTTAATCAAATTAAATATAGAAGCTAGAGGTGTGCAATCACAACTAACAGAATTTAAAGGACGTTTAAATAATCTACAGAATACTTGAGACTCTACATTATCTAGGCTACAATCTAAGTTTGATTGAATAGCTTGAGGGATAGGGCGTATAGCTTGACCACTTTGACTAGCTTGAGTTTGAATTGCTTGACTAGCTACTTGAATATTTAATTTAACTTCATCATTTCAAAAATATGAGGCTATTTTAAGGACAGCCTTATGATCACAAGAAAAAGCAACGGAAGCATTAAGCTTGATTAGAGATATAGCAAAAGAAACGCCTTTTGAAGTCAATCAACTTACAGAAGCATATATAAAGCTTGTTAATCGTGGATTTATACCGACTAGAGAAGAGATTATAAAGCTTTGAGATTTGGCAAGCTCTCAATGAAAAGATTTTAATCAATTGACTGAGGCTTTACTTGATGCACAAACTGGAGAGTTTGAAAGATTAAAAGAGTTTTGAGTCAAAGCGTCTGCTAGTTGAAACCAAGTAGCATTTACATTTAAGTGAGTGACTACCACTGTCGCTAAAACCGACGAGGCTATTAAAAAATATGTTTTGTCTTTGTGAACACTTCAATGAATATCTTGAAGTATGGCAGAGCAGAGTAAAACTCTATGATGACAGTTTTCAAACTTGCTTGATTCCGTAACTCAATTATGAACACAGATTTGAAATTTTCTCGCACCCGTATTCTCTTGATTAATATCAATATTATGATGAGTGGTTACTTCAATTTCTTGATTTTTAAGTGCTTTATGAATATGAACTACTGAGACTGCTAAGGCTACAATATGAGTTACACAATTAAATCAAAGATTGGCAGATAATAAATCAGAACAAGACGCTTTAAATAATGCTTATAAAAATTGATCTATTACTTTATCAGAATATACAACTAAATCCCAAGAGCTTGCTGACGAACAAACAAGATTACAAGAGGAGGGGGCAAATACGGTAATGTCAGTTGATGAAATAAATGAAGCTTATCAAAAGTTAAATGCAAATTGAATTACAACTAAAAACGAAAGAGCAGAACTCAAAAAACTTGCTGATGAAGCTTATAGAACTAGTCTTGCATTAAATGATTTATACAATCAAAGACTTGCACAGTTTGAATCAACTCAAAAGATATTGAAACAACAACAAAAAGATACTACGGCTTGATTAAGAGCAGAAGCATGACAATGAAACGTGCAAGGTGTGCTTTGACAACAACTGATCCAACAGTTTGCATTAGTTACTGATACACAAGCACAACTTAATAAAGCTTCAAAGACTGTTGATGAAATAAACTGAAAAATTTGACTACCTAAGAGTTGACCTCAAAGGACTAAGCCAACAAGTAGTTGATGAAGTAAATGAGAAAGCGAATCTGATAAACTAAAAAAGGTTGCAGAAAATCAAAAGAAAATAGAAGAGCTTTGATTAAAAACTACTGAGTTTATTAAAAAACAAGCTGTAGCACAGTTTGAGGCTATCTCAAAACAAGTAGACGATACACAGAAAAAGATTGATTGATATAATGAACAGATCAAAAAACTACAAGAAGATCTAGCAAGTGTAGACAAAACAACTTCTTGATCTATTGCTTGACGTGCTGTAGAGATCCAACAGTTATTAAGAGATCAAAACTTAGAGTTAGAAAAAAGAAAAGCTTTAGAGGCTGAGCTTGCTTTGGCTTTGGCTAATACTAATGAACAAGACTTGGCACGTGCAAACCTTTTGGCTACTGAATCACAAACAGAAAAGATATTAAGAGAAGCTGAGGAACGTAAGGCAGTAATCCAAGCACAAATAGCTGAACAAACAACGCTACGTGATGAACAAATTAAATTACAACAATGATATATAGCTGAAAGGACAACTTTAGAAAAGAACTTTACTGCTCAATTTCAATGAGAGATAGACGCTAGAAAGCAAGCTGAGTTATCAGCAATAAATGAGATAAAAGCTGAATACGCAAAACTTAGAGCTGAAAGAGAAACTTTATTGTCTACATTAAGCCGTCCATTTAATGACGCTAATGGACAAACTGCTTTGTCTAATACATGAAACACTATAAACCAAGTAAACAACTTCAATATAAACAATTGAACTGATGCTGAGGCTGTGGCTCGTACTTTATGAACTCAATTACCATAAAATGCTTTGAACTAGATATTTTTACAAATGATATTCTCTTACTGATGAAGATGGTTTTATTACAAAAATCATTGTAGAGGATAACGAAAAAAAGGCGACAATCAGATCAAATACGTATGCTTTTGCTAACAATTTTTGATCTGTTGCTTGACCTAGACTAGCCGAATCTCGTCTATATAGTTTTGAATGATACATAATGAATCTTGACTCTTACATAAGAGAAACGAGACGATCAGAACTATGTAGAGTTTTTAAGATAGAAAGCAATCAAAATATTGAAAGATTCTTTCCTCTTAATCGACAAACTAAGTTTTGAGAACCAAGAACGGCACAAGCTATGGTTTATGATCCGTTGGAAGCTACAAACGAAATGTGTGATCCAGAGATTAAATTTAAATTTTCTTTACTTGCACAAGATCCAAGGATATATGATCCAAGACCTGTTACGTTGACTTGATGACTTTGACAGTATTGAGCTTGACCACTTTGGCATATATTACCTTATGAAGAATGATGAATAATGTTTTCATGATGAATAGAGTGTATTCATGAATGAGATCGGGATGCTCCAATGAGTATAAGGATTATTTGAAATGTTGTTAATCCAAAGGTTTTGATAATCAAAGATAATCAGATAATGTTTCATCTTAAATTACAAACAACAACAACTGATTTGCTTATTGACAATACAAATACAAGTGCAATAGATACTAACGAAAGATTTATAATCAAAGATTGATGAAACGATGTTTCTAATTTCGTTGATATAAATGATGATATTTCAACAGTATTTATTCCATGAACTGAATATTGATGAAGTAAAACTTCTTATGTTGTTGTACTTGCTGATAACTACGCAGAAGCCAAAGATTCTACAAGTGTTATTGTTTCATATCGTCATACATATTCACACTAATGATAATAAAAGCATATTTTTATGATAGTTTTTGGAGTAATACCCCAAAAATAATGTATCAACTAAATCTACAAAACACAGTAGTAAAGATCACTTATGATGACCTCAATAATTTTTCTATTTGTGAGTTTTCTATTTCTTTTGATAACAACATAAATAAATGAGATAAAATAAAAATATATGAGTGAAACGATCATATATTTACATGATATGTTGTAAAAGATGAGCCTGTACTTGATAGAACCAATAATATTGTAAATATAACTTGTTATGATGAAAAACACTATTTAAGTCAAATAAGATTACTTAATTATGTAAGTATTGTTTGATGAAATATAGGGGACGTTATCACAGAAATACAAGCACAATATAATATTCATTGACAATCATGGACTGGTGATGTTGATAATACCCCAATTGCTATACAAGCAGGTATTTGATCCAGTCGATTTGATGTATTTAATGATTTACCTATTAAATGGACTGTGAGGGAATGAGTTATAGTCGCTAAGCAAGAAATCTGACAAGATATAAGCTATACAGAGAAGATATTGTATACGCCTTATGAATCAAATGTTAATGGTATAAAAATAGAAACTAAATCTAATTTTTCTAATGTTGTGATCTGAAAAAGTAGTGGTTGAAACACTTATATTTATCCAACAACTTTGCCCGCTCTTATTACTGGGGTCGATTTTCAAGAGTTTAGAGATTGAGACTTGCAACAATCAACTATTGATTACTATAATAAACTTTGAAACACTAATATAATATACAGGGCAGACGTAGAGCAGTGATCTATTACAGCAAACGTATGAGATATTATTGGGCTTGTGATTAAATGATTTGGGAAATATGATTATAATGGTAGGGTTTACGTGACAAAGAAAACTGTTGAATACACAAACGCAGTTAAAATAGAAACATACGAAGTATCTGAATCGGTTTATGAAAAATCAGACTTTGTTTCTAAGATTAGGAAACTTGGTAGAGATGTGCAAAGGCTACAAACTTCATAAAAACCTTGCAGACTCATCGAAATAGAATATAAAATTTTAATTAGTTATTAAAAATATCATGCCTACTTGAATTGAAATAATAAAACTACTTAATGCTAGACCTGATTGAATAAGAACAACAGATCAGGATCACACAGATACACGATTATATTTCACAAAATGAAATGTAAAATTTTCTGATAAGGTTTTGAAAAAAGAGTTTTCATTATCTCTAGTTTTATCTGTTGCAAGCACTGCTTGAGCAGTTATATGAATGGTGATTACTTGATGAACTTCTTGAGCTGTTTGAACTATCATTTGATTCAATTCTACTACATTATATGTAAATAATATTACATGAACTTTTGTTAATGCTGAAACAATAACAAGTGGTGCTTATTCAACAACTTTAACTGTGGTTGATGGTGTTGGTATATCATGAGGGAAAGCAGTAGTTAGATCAGTTAGAGCTTCTACAGCTCAATTTTCATTGGTTCCTAACAAGGGTTTACTACCTGAATTTGAAGCTTATATTTCATCTGATCCAACATATCAATTAAGACATGCAGTTAAAACTTTAGACGTGACTTGAAATAAAAAAGTTTATATTGAATTGCCACAAGCTAATATAGAAGACTGAACACTTAATACAGACGTTAATTGAGTTTGAATTGCTGAGATTAAGTCCACTGCTAGTTATCCAGTCCATCCAAACTATGTGCCATTGTATGAAATTACTTGATGACTACGACAAACAGCAACGGACCTTAGACAAGACTTTAGACTTGTTTGAAAATCAATTGATTTAAGTGATTATGATTGAGATATAAACGCTGTTGATATTACGGCAAACACTCTAACGGTTAATAATATTGAATTGAACTGAGACGATTTACAAGATATTATAGACGACTTAGAAAATCAAATCTCATCTTGATGAAATTCTGTTAATGTTGTGCTTTGAGAAAATGTGGTTGCTTGAAGCGAAAAATGAGCTGTTTTCTTTTGACAAAATACAGTTGATACATATCTTGACATCTTTGATCAAGGTAATACTGAAACTCTATTTTGACAAGTTGACTCTAATTCAAGATTCTGAATAAATTTTATTACTCCACCATCTATTGAAAGATATTCTTTATTAAGAAAAGTATCACTAGATTTAAGAAAAATAGGGAATCCATGAGATAATTTGGAGTTTAGATTGTTTGAAAGCGACAAGGTAACTCCTATATTGTGACGAACTACTCAAACACTAGCTTGAACTGCTCTAAATACATTCTATTCAACTTGAAATACTTATATTGATATTGATTGCCAAGATATATTATTAGATCCCACAACAGCGTATTTCTTAGAAATAAGAAGATCTGGGGCTATAAGTTGAACTGATTATTTTGCTATAAGAACTGACTGATCCAGCTTTACAACAAGGATTGGTTATGCAACTTATACAGCCTCTACGACTACATGGTCGGCTGATGACATAAGAGATGTATTTGCAAACTTCCAATACTGATTTAATTTTACAGCTTGATTTGTTTGGAAATCTGATACAAGATATGAGTCAACTAATAGACGAGATTGAATAATCTGAACTACTGGGAATCAATGAGATACAAGATTAATGCAATTGTGAGGGTTTAAGACTGGTGCTTGATATATCAATAGTGATTACTGGTTAAATTCAGAAATATGACCTGTTAATATTGCACAAACACAACAAATAACTACTGATTCTACTTTCACACTATTCAACTGATCTGATTATGTAACAGCTTATGCATGATTGACTACAGATTATGATGTTGTGCTTAAAACAATAACTGTTAGATTGTCACGATGATCTACATGATCTGTATTTAGAGCTTCCTTGTATTCTGATAATGCATGAGTACCTTGAACATTATTAAGTTCATTTGATTTATCTCTATCATTTAGTTGATCTAGCGTTGATCAAACATTTACTATGCCTAACGATTACAATATTGTTGCATGAGTTAAATACTGGCTTGCTATTGAGTGTGTGACTGCTCCAGCTCCTGTTTCAGTTGATATATCGTCAACTAATGTAGCACCACAAGATTTCGCTACTGAATGAACATCACCAGTTATACCGTTCGCATTAGACAATACAAAAGACTTGTACTATGTTATCAACTCTGGAACAAGTACAAGCATTGACAATATCACAAGACAATTTGCTGACTATAACGAAGCTTGATTATTTCAATCTAGTGAGCCTACTAATTGAGTCAAACCTCGATTAGTTGCTAAATATAAATCGGCAACAGAAATAAAATTATTTGAAAACGATAGTAATTTTGAAAACACAAACTACATAGATTACATAAAATATGAAGTAGCTAGCTCTTTATATAACTTATCTTGAAGTTGGTTATGATCGTGATCTGTCATTACAAGAACCATTAAAAATCCTGATGATTTTATGATGGATGTACGTTTTGCGGTGTCAGCTAATTTAATGTCTATAGTTTCACTGATTGAATGGAGCCCAGATAATATAAATTGGACAAGTATATATTGATTAGGTTTATTCTCAACTAGTGAAACACATGACCGTTCTCTAATATTCAAGAAATGATATATAAGACTAACTGTATCTGGTTCAGGCGTTTGAAATTGATCTGCTGATATATCTTATTTGTGACCTAAATTTATCCTTAACAAAATATGATAATGATACCACAATATATTATAGATATGTGAATTGAGGCTATCAATATGTATGTACAATGATACAGACTAGTAGACTGAGAATGGATTATAGAGGATTCGGTTTTATTAGAAAGAAAAACTAAAGAGGCTGAATCTCTTATATTGGGTAGATACTCAATACAGGATCAAATAAAAACGCTTATGTATTGAGATGAAACACAAAATGAAACAATGAAAACATTTATTAAATGAATCTCTGACGAGTTAGAGACTAATTGAAAAGAGGCCGACTTTAGTATTTATTATGAATAATAATGATAAATAAAAAAACGTTCGATACTGTTAATTGAACACAAACGAACTATTCGGTGACTGTAGAGGATTACCGAAAAATAGATATAAATCTGGCAACGGATATAACAGGAAAAGAAATTGAAATGACAATTAGAAAAGATTTTGGGACTGCTATAATACTTGCAAAGACTGCTACTATTATAAACGCTTTGGTTTGAACTGCTGAAATAATAATAAATAAAGCAGACCTTCCTACTCCTATAAATGACTATGCGAGTCTAACTCCATGAAGCTATTTATATGATATACAGTTAAAAACAACGTCAACTAATTGAGAAAGAGAAACTTTCCAATTTGGAGTGATACAAATTTTAAATCATGTAACACAAAATTAATATGGGAAACATAAAATTCGACGCTTTAGATAGAACAAGAAGAGTGATAACTCAAAGTTATCTTGATTCAACTACTCTATATGAATGCTACGCTGTAGCATGAACAGTACTTGATCCATCACCTACTGAACTACAAAAATGAAAAGGTTGGGCAATTCAAAGAACTGAATGAGTTTGATCTGGAGCTGAAAACACAAGATGGGCAACTAATCTTAGTTTTCCATGAGCTTCTGACTGTTCGGCTAAAGATCTTGCAACAGTACAAGGATATATTTATCAATAAGAATATAAGATAATGGCTACTATTTTCGATTCCCTACTTTGAAAACTAAGAAAAAAAGATTGATCCTTTGGAACTAGTTGATGACCTTTTATACCAGTTGCTAACAACTGAAACAATGTAAGTCCTTGACTTAATCCAAATGACGCATTAATAGTGCAACAACTTACTGACGCTCTTAATAATCTACCTACTTTCAAAAGACCAGTAGGAACTTTTGAGGTTATTCTATGAGCAACTGCTGAATATCCAAAAGCTATTGCTACTAATGCAGTCAATGCATTACAACAAGGTAATTGATCGTGACAACCATGACCATATATTAAAGCTTGAGACGCTTGGAGAGTACTTGACACTTGACTAGTAGGGTCTTGAATAGAAGTAGATCTTTGAGATTGGATAATTGCAAACGTTGATAATGCAGGGAATAATGATGCTGATTGGTATATAGATGAATGAAACAGCCCCATAATCAACATAACTAGAGCTGATTTATTAACTCTTATCTGATCGAATCGTGTTGTTTCTTCTCAAAATTATAGAATAACAGACAGAAGAAACGCTATAGTAATGTGACAAAGCATAAATAGTGTTACTACTACGACAGCATTTGAGGTTTTGGCGAATGAATTTGCGAATACTGTTGATGAGCTTGTTGCTTGTCAATATGACATTGTGAATGATGTTTTTTCTGATTTAGTAGATTTGAGAAACAATAGATATAATTACAGTATTCCTTTTAGTAATTTATCAACAAATCTTACATATCATAGATATTGAGAGCCAACATTTGTGGAGAACTATTTTGAGATTTTATGTGATTTAAATAGTGCTTTATTAGTTACTTGATTAAAAGCATATAGTTCAGCATTTGTCGCTGTTTTCACAAATGCCACTGTTATCAATACAGAATCTTATGGCGTTCTACAAGTTGAGACTGATTCTATTGTCAACACAGCAAGAGTTGAGACTTCAAGTAATGCTATAATTAGGGCAAATAGTTCAGTCAGAGATGTTAATTTTGGTTATAATAATGTCAATCTTGGAAATTACACTTTAGATTCTGCAAATATTAGTGATACTAAACTTTCAGGGAGTGTCATTATAAATTGAACATCTATAGTTTCATCAGAATTAGAATGAATACGAAACATATCCTGTATTAGTATTGAATGAAAATTTATCGGACAGAATACAAACATAGCGATTTCAGGAAATTCAATTTTAGGTTGAAATTGACTTAATGTTAATGCTACAATAGTTAATTCTAGTTGTGTATGAGTAGATTGGAAATGAAGTCTTACTCCTTGGATATTCACAGGTTGTAATTTGAATAGATCGATGATAAATCGAGAATGAGCATTAAATTTCAATACTATTACACAAGAGTGAATAAGATTAGAGCCTTGATTCTCTAATATTGAGAAGACATTAGATGTCACTTGATCTACTACTATCAATCTACAAGCTAGTAATGAATCTTATGTTTGAGTTTTGAATTTACAAAGTTCAAATACAATAAACACGCTTAATTATCTAATTAGAGATAATAATCAAAATCACCCTATTACGCTAACAACAGATCAAGCAGGCAGACAATTTAATCTTGTACCAGTTAAATCAAGTGGAGTATATTCCAATAATACATTTCAATTTAGTGGGGCAAGTATTACAATTGCTAAGGATCAAAATGTAATATTATATACAGATAATATTTGACCATCCACAAATAAATTGTTAAATATTATGCACGATTCTAATCTAGTGACAGTGTTTGAAGATTTTAACCGAGATAATACGACTGGATCAATACGAGATCGAGTAAAAAATATTGGAACAGGTGGATCAATAACAGCTATTGCACCAACTCTTGGTACTGGAATTAGTGGCTTGATAAGATTGACTTGATCTACTACTTGAGGCTGAGTAATTGGAACGAATAATATAGTCTGAGTGAGAGTTGGCTGAACAGCAATCGCAACAAAACCTTTTCTGATTTCTTGAAACTGAGAAAAAAGAATAGAAGCTAAAGTAAGACATACTGCTAGTGTCGCAAACTCTAATTTCAGAATGTGATGGCTTGGTGATCCATTCCCGAATGATTGACTTTTCCTCGCAATGGATACTTCGGCTTTCGCTTGATTCCCAGCTAATAGATTGACTTTAGTAAGTATTAGTGGTGGGGTTGTAAGTGCTTTCGACACTTGATTTGATATTGTTCTTTGACAATATTATAAACTAGGTATATATTTTGATTGAATAAATACAGCGAAAGTATATGTGGATTGAAACCTTATACTAACCCAAACAATCACACCAGCCACTCTACCTTGTACCCCAAATTTAAGTTTGTGGAAAAGAGTTACGAGTGGGGCTAATGATGTTTGGGATGCTGATTATATCCAATATCAATATGAAACTAATAAACCTTTATATTATATGAACTAATTAATGATATATATGCTACGAAAAGATGTAGAATGAACAGCACCACTTGTGAGGTTATCTTCTACTAATGATGAGTGAGATGGTCGATATAATGCTGATACGATAGAGAACCGAGAATGACAGATGAATAATTTCTTGGTGAACAATCTAATAGCAGATCGGAAAGTAGGTAGATCGAAAATGAAAGCAATGTGTTTAGACAAAACTAATAATCTTACTGACTGGAACGCTTTGAATGACTCAGAAAAAAACATTATTCTGAAGTATGTAATCAATCTCCTTCCTCCTCAGATTATTATGACATATCCATCAGACTATATTCAAATATGTGCTAAAGAGTTTGATGTGCAAAGTACATTAGCAAGAAGAAAAAGACGAGAGAAAGGAAGAGTTATTGTGTTTAATAGTGTGCCTATTGCTTGATGTATGCTCCTTATCAACGATATTATTCTAAAACATATAGACGATAAATATTACGCTTGAATTGAGTCTGAAGCTACTGATTGATTTCCTTGAATCATAGATTGGCTACAAAATGATCTATTCACTTTGGATTTTACGCCTTATGTTCTTACTAAACAACAGTTTTCAGATACTCTTTTAAATGTTTTCATTAATTGATAATGAAGCCTAGCGAAATCAGCACAAAACAAATAAAAACATGAGATGTTTTTTTGCAAAATACTAAGTTTAGACGATACAAACCTTTGACTTGGTTTAGTGCCATAATAAGGAAGGTAACTTGAAGTTATTGGAATCATTCAAGTGAATGTCTAATATTGGATGGTAAGCCTTATATGATCGAAAGCCTCTCTTGATGAATAACATTGAGAGAGTGGAAAGATCGAGTTGATGAACCTTACGAAAGGGACATCATGCGGCTTAGATATGATAAACCTTTCTACGAATCAGAAAGGGACTATTGTATCAAAGCTCTTATGGAACTTGACAAAAAATATGACTGGATTTGAGTTTTAAAAATGTGAATATATGTTTTGTTTGGGCGATGGAATAAATCCAATACGACAAGCGAAAGCCAGTGGCGATGTAGCGAATATACGGCTTATATGAAAGGTATCGAATGACGACCTTTTTATATGCCATGAGATTTTGCAAAAAATGACGACTTTACAATTTTATGACAATAATGTGAACAAAAACAGAATGAGAAAGACTGGCTAGATTAGAAGAAGCCATTAAAAATATAGAAGCTAGATTAGATTTCTGAACACAGGACAGAAAAGAAAAACAGACTGAAATGAAAGATATTTTATTTTGATTTTGAGAAGCTCTCAAAGGTCATGAAACAAGAGATCAAGAGAGGTTCGAAAAAATGATGTCTCACTTAGAAGAGAAATACGTGAGAAAAAATGAATTTACACCTATTAAAAATCTAGTTTTTGCCTTTGTTGGAGTTTCATTATCTGCTATAATAGGGTCTGTTTATAAACTAATATTCATCTAAAATGCCTACATTAGAATGACCAAACACGTCTCCAAGATGACGTATCAACTTACAAGACATTTATAAGACGATAAGAAATTTGTGTATATGGTCGATCCCATGACTGATTGTGCAAATACAGCAACTTAGTTATGGCGAACCAGTGAACGTGCCCGCTTTCTTTTATTGAGTGATGATTTCAACTTTGATAGAAATATTAAGAAGATTTTGAAATGATTACTCTTGAAATGTCTAAAAAAAGTAAGATTGAAAGCTATCCATGATACTATTTAATTTTTCATAATAAAAAATGTTTCATCAAGAATTTAAAGATAAATGGCTTTGACAAAAAATAGATGTAGACAATAGGTATTGATTCCAGTGTGTCGATTTAGCAAAACAATATGCTTTAGATTGTCATTGAATAAGTTTCGGCACTACTTGAAACGCTTATGATCGATTCAAGAATTTTGTTGGTAAAAGCCTTTGATATACAAAGGTCAACTATTCGAAATGAAAAGTTGCCCCTAGATGATCTATTGTATTTTGGCAGATGTGAGTTTATGGCCATGTTGCTATAGTCGATAATGCTGACGACATGCAGATAACTTTTATTGAGCAAAACGGGGTTGGAGATAATCCAGCCACACCACAAGATGAGGCTTGAAATTGAATAGGGTGAAACGCTATCAGATTGAGAACATCTTCATATAATAACATTGTGGGGTGGTTAGTTGATCCAAAGGTTAGCTTGGTCGTAGAACAAGCTTTAAAATGAAATTCGACACTATGGGAAGCCACTATTGATGATAAAATTAAAGAAATATTGGCTGACACGAATACAAAACTCAGAAAAAGATATAAATAATATAAAAAAACACTCAATTTGTTCCGATGAGTGTTTCTTTAAACTTATATTTTTATTTCAAAAAACAATATAAACTTGATTTTATCCTAAACATATTTATTCTAAACAGGCAAAAATAAAAAGAAAGTATCTTTTCATAACCTTATAATCTCTCTCTGTATCAGAGAGGGTTTTTTTACTTGAAAAATAAATAATTAACTATACATTATATGTGGCGATACCTGCAGGGTCGACCTATTTATTATTAAAAAATTAAAAATGTATGTAGTAAGTTTTTCTAGTTTTGTTAAACCATTTCAAAGTGAATTAAAAAGGTTTAAGGATTCTGATTCTGTTAAAGAATATATATGTAAACAAATGAATAGAATGTGTCATGTTATGAGATATGAACATTGAAATGTTTGAGAGCATTTTATAGATACTTGAATTGAATATGTTAATCAAAGATTTATTAATGGTTCTAATGGGACAAACTTCCCAGAAGACCGATTTTTTGTGTGTCATACTGAATATTTCAAACAATGAGAAAATCAAGCTGAAAAATGAACGTTTTTATCAGAAATGAAATTCGTGAAACAAAAAGAAACATCGAAACTTAGTAAATGATGACTAGGTGATGAGTACGACTTTTCTCCAAATTGAACCTTATTTGAATTTAAAATTATTAGAACTGATATTGAATAAAAATATAAAATCATTATTATCATTATTGACAGTACCTCACACGGGATCAGAAATGACCGCACCAGTGGGGTCTTTTTTAATAAAAAAATCTCAATATATAATTGAGATTCATAAACTAATCAATAGTAGCAAACGAGCGGATTCACGAACTTTTTTTTGTTGAATTTATAAAATTTTTCCTGATTCTAACATAACCAGCAAGCATTTTATAGTGAATAATCTTGCGATTTTCGGCTTGGTATACTTTCAGAACAAATTCAAAAAACAATCTATCTTGTTCATCTTTCATGTTTCTGATTTCTCTTTCAATTTCTTGTTTAATTTCTTGGATTTTATCTTTCATTTTGTTTTTAATTTGTTATTATGATTATAATAAAGTTTATATAAAAAACAAAAACAAATGAGTTGGAGAGAAACAGAAAAACAAAGAAAAAAAAGATTAAAGTTGGAGTTAATGCACTTATCTGACATTATAACAACTTCACCGATTATAGACAATTCAAAAATAATAGATAATGAGCTTATACAAGCCCTTAAATTTATAGTTCATTTATCAAATCAAAGACAATGTGAGCTTTTAATCGAATTATTACAAAATAAAGATTGACAAAGACCTTGATATATAGACGATCAGATAGATTTAATTTTCCAAAAATAAAATGAAAATATACAACTATCACGTTATAGACCAAAACCAAAAAACAGGTAAAGCAAAGAAAGTGTTTAATGTCGCCATAACTGAATCGCAGTTGTTGGGTTGGTGTAATTATATACAAGAACATAATATTGATATTGATAATCCAGACTTATTTGAGAAATGAATAAGCGTAGAGCATTACAACCTATATAGTCAGCGAAAAACAAAGAATCTATCAGAGGAGGAGAAATTCTGAAAGATAAATAAAACACTCTCTAACTATTCGGTTATTATGGACGCCGTAGCTTTTGAGTTTTCTGAATATATGTGATATTGATATACTAAATCAGAAATAGTTGACGCTTGGATTGCTCCAAGTTATTTCTCTAAGAACGTCATAGAGTTATCAGACGACCATTGGAACGTATCTGATATCATACTAGTCTTATCTAAAAAAATACCTAGTGACAAAGCCAAAGAATGGTACATATATTGCCAAGATAAATATTTAAAAAAAGAAAAACCAGTAAATTTATTAACATATATACAAAAATGACAGGATTATTAACAAGATCGTATGATGTAGATTACTCAAAAGCTGATAAGAATCGGCACACTCGAGAATATAGCAACAATCACTCGCTATTGCATCCGACATTAGAATTCAAAAACTATTATCTCAGAAAAAATGAGTTTCCTTATGATTGACGAGACGAACACTGGCTTATACTTAAACCAGAGATTGACAATGATTTGACAGACGATACTATTTATTTGTGAAAATTAATCCAACAGTTGAATGATGAATGATATACGGTGATTTTTAACTCAACCGAGAGAAAAAGTGCAAAAGGACTCCGACACTGACACGCTTTAAAATAACTTAAAATAAAAATGTCATTCATAAAAAAAATTAATACTTTCTATAAAAATTGCGTTGTATGTAAAGAAGAATACGAGACTTTATTCAGTCAATCCAAATTCTGTTCCATAGAATGTAAAAAAGAAAACGACAAACTCTATCAGAGAGAACGCCGAAGAGTCAAAAGCAAAATGTCAAAAATAAAGGTTGTACCTATAGATACTGAATATGACAAAATATGCAGAATAAAGTTAGATATAATTGAACGTATGGTCAAGGAAAAATGACATATATACTGTGAACTTTGTAAAAGGACTGATTTAATTTTAAAAAATCATTATATTATCTGAATTAATGAAGCCCCAAACAATAAAAACTTAATTCATCCCAAAAACATAATAATGTTGTGTCCATTATGTCGCCGTAGTGTCAACATAAACAAGGATAACAACAAGAATAAACTCATCAAAAAAAGATGATTAGGAAAATTATTTTAAAATAAACAAAAAAGCACCTTCTCCAAGGTGTCCTTTCCGTACAAATCTTGAATCAACAAAAAATATTAATTCACTAGTATAATAGTTTTATAATTTAAAAAGTCAAGTAATTTTAAAAAAAATCATTTCATTTTTGATTTTATTTAATTATAATGTCGCTAATCAAAAGCCCGCAAAACTTTTGTAATGTCCAGTCCTAATGGTGTATTAGGTATTATGGCAACATAATATGGATATGTAGAAATACATATATGGGGGACATTATTAAATCTCGAGTTTCTTTGCGGGCTCTCGAGGTTTTTTATATAAAAAAATATTAAAAATGATTAAAGAATTACTAGATTATGTTTCTAAGATTGAGAATGTAGAAGAGAAAATAAATATAATAAATGATATTAAAAAATGATTGCACGAAATTAGCCCATTTAAAAATGAACCAGTAGATTGTGTTCTTTGGATAAAAAATACATGAGTTACTTCTAATGATTATAATCCAAATAAAGTAGCTCCTCCTGAAATGGAATTGTTAGAAGTATCAATAATGAATGATTGATATACACAGCCTATAGTATGACGAGAAACAAATAAAGATTGAGAATCAGTCTTTGAAATTATAGATTGATTTCATAGACATCGTGTATGAAAAGAATCCAAAGTAGTTAATAATAGAGTTATATGATATTTACCAATCGTTAATATTAGAAAAGATCAAGAGGATAAAAATAATAGAATAGCTTCTACTATAAGACACAATAGAGCTAGGGGGAAGCATCAAATAGACGCTATGTCAGAAATAGTTATAGAACTAAAAAATAGAAATTGGAAAAATGAAAGAATAGCAAAAGAATTGTGAATGGATGAAGATGAGGTTTTAAGACTATTACAAATATCTTGATTACAAGAAATGTTTTCATCAGACGACTTTTCAAAAGCTCGAGTTTCAGACGACGATGTAGATTGATTTGCTTGATTAGACGACACTCTTGATGATGAGTTTATAAAATGAGTTCGTGTAGTTAATGTTGATGATCCAGATAGAATTTTTCATACTTATGATAAGCGAGAATGTTATAAAAATTGATTTTATAAACAAAATGTTGAATGAAAAACAAAAAATCAATTAGAAATTGAATTTTCAGATTTCTTTAAACAAGAATGACTATTTGAAAAGGTTGGTAATAGTGTAATAGACGAATGGGTATTTTCATGTGAGCATTATCTTACAAATAAATGTATGAATAGAATAGCTTGGATGTGACAGGCTTGTGTTTGTTATTCTACACATATACCGAATAAATATAGTAGTTGATGGTTTTTACTGGATAGGGAAACTCAACAAAAAAATAATTTGATAGCTTTGGATATTATAAATAAACGAATGGTAAAAAATGGTAGACAAGAAATAACCATGAAAGAGGCTATGTGATGACTGGACAGACAAGTTAATATTTATTAATATAATTAAAAATGAAAAAATATATAGATATGTCTGTGTATGAAGCCACAGAAAAGAGAATATCTTTATCTTTTGATATGTTTGATAATTTATATATATCATACTCATGATGAAAAGATAGCACTGTTATGACTCATATGGTATTAAAAGAGGCTAAAAAAAGAAATAGAAAAGTATGATTATTGATAATTGATTTGGAAGCCCAGTATTCTGATACTATATCACATATTGAAGAGATGGTGGAATTATATAAAGATAATATAGACTTGCATTGGTTTTGTGGAGAACTACTTTTAAGAAACGCTTTAAGTATGTTTGAACCTAAATGGATTTGCCGAGATTCAGAAAAACAAAATGACTGGGTTAGACAAAAACCAAAATATGCGTCTGATTTATCTCAGTATGATTTTTATAGACCTAGAATGGAGTTTGAAGAGATGATGGTTTTATTTTGAAAGCGATATGGAAAATGAAAAAACGTATGATGATTTATATGAATAAGATCTGATGAAAGTCTGCATAGATACAAGGCTATTGTTAGTCCTAAAAAATGAATTATGTTTAATGATTTAAAACGAACTACTAAAGTTGCTGATTGAGTCTATAATTTATATCCTATATATGATTGGAAAACTAGTGATATATGGGTTTTTCATGGGAAGTATAAAGAATTGTGTTATAATAAGGTATATGAAAAAATGCTTAAAGCATGAGTAAAATTATGAGATCAAAGACTGTGCCAACCATATTGAGACGATCAAAAAAAATGAATCCGATTGTATCAAATATTAGAACCAAATACATGGATTAGTTTATTAAAAAGGGTATCATGAGTTAATTCTTGATCTTTATATATAAAAGAAAGATGATCTATAAATTGAAATTCATATATAACAAAACCTGAAAATATGTCATGGAAAGATTATTGTAATTTTCTATTAAATACAATGCCATTGAAAACTCAAAAAAATTATATAGATAGATTTAAAATATTTATTGCTTGATGGAAAAAAAGATGATACGTTAAAATCCCTGATGAAGCCCCACATGATTTAGAGGTATCTGCACGAGTCCCATCTCGGAAAAGAATGTGTAGATCCATATTAAGAAATGATTATTACTGTAAATGACTATGACAAACCCAACCAAAATCGGAAGCCTATATAACATTTAAACAAATTAAAGAAAAAAGAAAAGTAGCGTCTACTCTTTAGATTAATTTATAATTAAAATAATAAAAATGTCAGAAAATCCAAATTATTATGCAATAATACCTGCTTTTGTTAGATATTCTCAAGACTTAAAAGCGAATGAAAAACTGTTATATGGAGAAATCACTTGCTTGTCTAATAAGTCATGAGAATGTTTTGCAAGCAACGCTTATTTTGCTGAATTATATTGAGTATCTGAAAGACAAATTACGGAATGGATACAATGTTTATTTAGACATGGATTTATAGATGTTAGAATTGAAAAAAAAGAATGAAATAAAAGATATATATCTATAACTCCAAACAAGGAAAAATCCACAGATATAACGAAGAAAACTTCTAGAGGGTATAGAAGAAAAGTTCCAGAGGGTATAGAAGAAAACTTCCACACCCCTATAGAAGAAAACTTCCAATATAATAATATAAATATAAATAATATAAATAATAATAATATCTCTAACGAGATAGATAAATCCTTCGGAGATTCTGAAATTAATTTTGTTTTTGATTTAGTAAAAAATATAAATGAATGAATAACAGACGATTTTTGAAAAAAATCAAGAATAGATTGAAAAAATCTAATAATTAAGTTAAAAAAGATAAAAAATGTTGTTAATTGAAAATTCACACGAAAAGAATATTTAGAGAAACTATTATGAACAGTCAAAAAAAACTCATACTATTCACACAAAATAAGTTCTGTATCTAAGATTTATTATAATCTGACTGAATTAATTGATGTTGCGAATAAAACATATAACCCTCCACAAAAACAATGACAAAGCACATTAAGTGCAATAGAGATTTCAAAAAAACAGGATAGAATTCAAGAGGAATATTTGGCCAGTTTATGATAAATATTTATCAAATTAAAAATAAAAAATGGATATTAATTGAATTAAAACACAACCTTACAGCGAAGTGATAGAAAACAACATAATATCAATATTAATGCAAAATCACGATTTATTTTATTCGTGCAAATTAGATAAAGACGATTTTTTTGTTTGAATAAATAAAAAAATATTTGCTTTTCTTGAAAAAAAATTAAAGAAAAATCTGTCTGTGGATTATGTTATATTACTTGATAAGTTTATCGAGTCATCAGATCATATATACACAGTTATGTGATTAGTGCCATTAACTTATAATTTTGATGAGTACTGCTGAATAATAAAAACATATAGCAACAAAAGAAAAATCATAAACTGATTATCAAATGCAGTGGCTCACGCTTATGATGATAACATTGATGAAAAAATACCTATAGAGATTGTGAATAAAACTATGTGATCTTTAAGAGGTTATGAAGATGTTTGAAAATCTTTCTATGATGTTTTAAATTCTGTAATTGATAATATATGACTACAAGGGTCATTAATTACAAATACTTGATTTGATATGTTGGATTGAATAATCTGAGGATTTAAAAAATGACAACTGGTTATTGTAGCTTGAAGACCTTGAATGTGAAAAACAAACTTTGCTTTAAATCTTATTAACAACGTAGCGAATAAAACAAAAGTAATGATGTTTTCATTAGAGATGAGAAACGAGGAGTTAGTCCAAAGAATCCTATCTAAAAAAGCGAAATTATTATATAAGACTTTTGAAAGAGTCCCAAGTGATATGATTGAAAAGCAAATACAAAAGGCAATGAATACACTTCTTGATGAAAATATTAATTTTTATATGAATGACAAAACAAATCATATAGATGAAATAGTTAATCTCATTAAAAAAGAGAAAATTATAAACGGAGTCTGAGTGGTCTTTATTGACCAGTTGCAAGTTATGAAAAGCAGTTTTCCCCAAACCATGAAACTTAATCACTATGAATATATAACACAAACTTTGAAACTTTTGGCTAAGGAACTTGATATTGCTATTGTTTTGATGTGTCAATTGAACAGAGATGTAGAAAAAAATCATGGAAATGTTCCAGCTTTACATAATCTAAGAGATTCTTGAAGTATTGAACAAGATGCAGATCTAGTTATGTTGTGCCATCGTGAAGCTTATTATGATAAAGACACAGATGATAACGTCATTAAGATTATTGTGGCGAAACAGAGAAATGGCGTTTGTTGAGATATAGAGCTTTGACTTAACCCTCTTTATATGGATATTTATAATTTATAGTAAATTGTAAACTAACGAAACAATTAAATAAATTAAAAAGATGGAAACATCGAAAAAAGAAAGT